AAAGTAGCAACCGCGGACCTTGAACTCGGCGAGACTGTCGGTGAATTCGGACAGACCGTCGCATTGCTCAAAGATCCTTTAAGTTCATTGAGGAAGTTCCTCATGGACGACAGAAGTCGCAACTTAAGACTACTCTTAGCACTTATGCGAGGAGAAAAACGTCAGGTTGCACGGCTGTTAGGACGTACTGGTAAAGCGTCAGTTGACGCTATGGCCAATACTTGGGTAGAGCTTCGCTATGGCCTTAGGCCACTCGTGATGCTTGTTCAAGATGTAATTGAAAGAGTCAACCGTGATAGAGACAGGCTATTTGATCCTAACAAGATCAGATCAGCTAGAAGTACAATGGTATTTACCGAGAAGCACATGGCGCCGTTAGGCGCGCTTTGCGGTTACCATCGTTTCTCAGGCACGGGTATGGTAGAGGATGAAATCAAAGCCACGGCATCAATTCAGTATCTGATGTCGCAGGAACTAGGTTTTATGGACGCGCTTGGTTTAACACCCAGGTTTCTACCAGAGGTAGCGTGGCAGTTAACAAACTGCTCGTTTGTGGTCGATTGGATATTCTCAATCGGGCCTTGGCTTGGTACTTTACGGGTAAACCCAAATGTAGTAATACTGGGCAATACCGTTGGTATTAAAGTTAAAAGGAGTATCTCACTGAAGCATTGTACTGCATTGAATACGAATTATGTTCTCCGTAGTACAACGCCGATAGGCTTCGTTTGTAATGATACTCTTACAGAGGAACATTATAATCGAAAGTGTCATGTTGACATGAGTTACTTACCACACTTCACTTGGGGTAGAGTGCTAGACTTGTTTAGACTAGTTGACTCTCTCTCTCTAATCTGGCAGAGATTGCCAAAACGTAGGAGGAAGTGATGGGTATATCTAACCTTTCGCTCCAAAAGAATGCTACCGGTGGAACAACCACTGGTGGAACGGCCATGGCTTTATCAAGCGATGGTACGGACGTCAAGAATGGGAAACATGTCGTAGACGCAAGTGAGACGAACTTTGTCGTTCGTTCGAGCTTGACACTCAAGACACGAAATCCTTCAAGATTGTCAGACGGCAGCCTAACAAAGGCTAAAAGATCAGGAACTGTTATTGTCCCCAAAGTGTTAGCCGACGGCTCTGTTGTTTACAACTTAGTCCGATGCGAGCACGAGATTCATCCGGAGACAACACCGGCTGAGCATACCAACATACTTATGTTGGGTGCCCAGTTCTTTACGGACTCCGATCTTGCCAGTTTCCACTTAACCGGTAACTTAGATTAATGTCGCCGAGTAAAGTGGTCAACACCGTTCGGATAACCGAGGGTGAACACAAACAATGGAGATATCCATGTCTGACAAGAAGAAAAGTAAAGTACCTCGTTATAGTACTGGTACTGTTGCTATCCAGCTTTACAGCAACTTACTTCGAGATTTCAGAACAACTGAAGGCCCCGCTTTCTATCGCAATACAGACTTTGCTCTACTAACTGATGTCAAATCCTTTCGCGCTTTTAAGCGGCCAGAAATGGATCAGGTGTCGGTATGTACGTTCAAACGTCATAAGCAGATGGATGCGTTGCTTAAGAAGTTCCGCTTCAGCACTGATGCCTTTACGGATGAGGAGCTTTCAGAGAAAACGCGTAATGCGTTTATCGAAGAGCAAATCAGACTGCATAGACCAATGGAACTCAAAGTATCGGGTTTTATGGTATTGCAGCGAGCGCGGTTAATCGCGCGTCGTATACTCGGGGATTATCCCGGGGATGAGGTTATTGAGAATGTGCGATTTGGTCGAAAGTCGTCTATTGGCTGTCCGTTGTCCCTTGCATTTATCGACATTAAACTGTCGGTAAAGCGGGCATTCACGGCGACAAAGGATACTGCAGCATATTTCTTCGACACTGTATTGCCCGGTGATCATATCCTTTCGAGGATACTAAAGAATCACAAGGTTTCAGAGTTAAAAGAGCAGCTGTCGTATACTTATCTCAACTTAGTTGAAGTTCCAAAAACTTGGAAAACGTATCGACTTATTACCCCGCTCACGCTTTTAGGTTTGTTTTTCTCCTATGGCATTGGGCGGGTCGTACAAAGTCGTCTGAAGGATGCAGGGCTTGACATCTCCAGATTACAGGAGATTCATGCGGCCATTATTAAGGCCTATTCTGTAACGTGTTTGTATGTTACGGCTGACCTATTAGCAGCTTCTGACAGTATTATGTCAGAGATGCTAAATCGCATTCTGCCACGTCCTTGGTATGTAGCCTTAAAGAAGACATTTGTCCGTCAATTGAACATTGATGGTCGTATGGTTTCAACGGCTTCAGTTTTACCGATGGGCAATGGCGCTACGTTTCCTGTAGAGACCCTTGTTTTCTATTGCATTATTAAGGCAATAGGAGAGCTCACGGAAACAGAGGGAACATACAGCGTTTATGGTGATGATTTAATCTATCCAACTCCTTTGCATAAGTATGTAGTGGGGATCTTTCCTCAACTGCACCTTAAGCTTAATAGTGAGAAAACGTTTGTTGACTACCAGTTTCGTGAGTCCTGCGGGTCAGATTTCTACCGCGGGCAAGACGTAAGACCTTACTTTTTAAAGGGAGATGCTGAATATTTGACTCGCGTCAGATATGAAGCCTTCCTGTATCAAGTTTACAATGGC